ATGCCGTGCTTCACCTTCACCAGCTTGTGGGCCTCGGCCAGGAACCACGGTCCATCGCGGTCTGCGTTGTCGTCGTCCTGGGCCAAAATCTTGACGTACTTGTCAAGATCCTTTGCCTTCGCCTCGTCGGTGCGGTAGTCAATGCCGCCCTGCTCCTTGGCCGCGCTGGTCATGAAGCTCACAATCTGGTTCTGCCAGTTGCGTTGCGCGTTTTGCGCGTTGATCTCCTGCAGGCTCTCCACACGGGCGCGCACCCGGTTGAGCTCGTCGCGCTCGCTGCTCACCTTGGCCAGCTCGGCATCGCGCTCGGCCAGGTCAATCTCGCCATCGTTGAACTGCTGCTGAATCTCGCTCGTGCGCGTCGTCACCGCCGCCACACGCGCATCAAAGTCGGCAGGCAGCTCAGCCCGGTACGTTTGCAGCGTCTCACCCGCCTCGCCAGCGTCGCCAGCGGGGGCATCGGTCGCGGCAGCGGCTTCGGGTGCACTCGTGGCCGGGGTTTCAGGGGTTGCAGGGGCATCGGCGGCGCCCTTGCCTTCCATCGGTGCCAGGTTCGGATCGGCTGGGCCGTCGTCCTCGTCGTCATCGCTGGCATTGGGGTCGTCGTTGCCGGTGCCGGTGATGCTCGCGGGGTCGGCATCGCCCGCAATCGCGGCCAGGGCATCCTGGTCGTCAGTGTCATCGGCCATGGCTGCACGTTCTTCGTCGGTCAGTGTGGCCATCAGGTCTTCGTCTTGCGTACTCATGCGCGCTCCTAGGGTTGCGGTTGGGGGAATCGTTCGGCCAAAATACCCGTTTAAGGGTATTTACAGGCAAATAAAAAGGCGATCAGTCTTTGTCGGCTGCGATGCTGGCCGCGTCCATCATGCGTTTCTTGGCCAGGGCCTGAACGCGCGCCATGCGCTTGGGGTCGGCCTCGATCTTCTTGGCTTCGAGCAGCGTGCTCAGATCAGACTCAACGCGCCACTCCTCGTTGGCGGGAATAGCGATGCTGCTGCCTTTTTTGGCCATGGTGTGCTCCAGTGGATTCAGGTCTTGAAGTCGAGCAGATTGCCATGCTTGCCTCGTAAAAAGCCCCCCAGGGCGCAAACCCCGGGGGGAAAGCCCCGCGAGGGGCACCCTTGGAGACAATCGTTGTGGCCAGCGCAGCGCGCTCAGGCCGGTGTGGCTTCCTTCTGCAGCTGGTCGTTCACGGTGCGGCGCAAGTCCTCAACCACCTTCATCACGCGCTCAATCGACTTGTCGCTGGCGCTTTGAATCTCAGCCATTCGCACCTTGGCGTCGGCATCAATGCGCGCGGCCTCCAGCCGGGTGTCGGCATCGCTGCGAATCTGCATCGTCCGGTTGCCCAGCTCCGCCTGGGCGGCGCGCAGCTTGTCGGCCAGGTCGCTCATCTGGCGGTCCGTTTCCTGCCGGATCTTCAGCACCGCGCCTTCCACAGCGCCGGCCATGCCATCACCACCGCCCATGGCCTGCGCTTCGGCTTCAATCTTGGTCGCCTCGGCCATCAGCTTGCGCACCTTGGCCTGCTGCTCCTCCAGCGCGGCCATCGCGCTTTGGCGCTGCAACTGCAAAGCCTCGGCCTGCATGGCGCGCTGCTCCTCTTCGGCCTGCAGCTCCTCGGGTGTCAGCTCCTTGTTGGGGTCGCGCTCACCGGTGATCTTGCGGAACTGCTCCGCCACCTCGTCCTTGTTGGGCAGGTCTGAGAACTCCATGGCAATCGTCATGATGCGCATCGCTACCTGCGGGTCCAGGCGCGCGGCCAGCTGGTTCAGGCTCTCAAACATGAACTGGCGCATCGTGCCGGCGTAATCCGCCTCGCTCACGATGAAATCCCCCATGCTCGACGTGATGTCATTGAGAAAGCGAACCGAGCCATCCACCTGCATCTCGGGATGATTCACCTTCACCCACTCCAGCGCGCCCTTGGCGCCCGTCAGGCGCACCACCTTCTCCTGGGTGTAGAACTGCTCGATCATGCTCAGCTGCTTCTCGCCGCTGATCTGGGTGGCCAGGCGCGCATTGTCAAACGGCTCGGTCGTCACCACCCCGCCCTGCATCTGGCGGGCCTCGATGGCCTTGCCGCTCACCGCATTGGTCTTGCGGCCCAAGTTTTCATCGGTCACACCGGCGCTCTTCTGAATGCTCTGAGCATCCAGCGTCATCATCTGGATCTGGCCCGTGGCCGCGTCCGTGTCCCGATGAATCTTGATCTCCTTGCCCGACTTCTTCACGATCATGCCGTCCGGGCGGTCCACCTCGTCGCGCAGCTTGTTCCAGTCATCCACCGCGCCCTCGTCGGCAATCACCTGGTTCGTGTTGAGCATGAACAGCGCCTTGGAAGCGCGCTTGTTCAGATCCTGCTGAATGTCTCGCACCCGGCGAATCACGCCATAGGGCTGGCGGTCCCGGCCTCGGCGGTAGCACCAGGTGGGCGTCAACGTGAACTTGTTGTGGCGGTAAACCGTGGGCGCCATGGCAATCATGTGCGTCTCGGTGAACACCGCCATGTGCACCCGCATCACCACCTTGTCGATGATCGAAGCGTTCTGCTGCCCCAGGGCGTCCAGCATCACCTTGTCGTTCATGTTCAGGAAAGCGCCCTTCATCGGGCCATCGGCCACAATCTTCGAGCTCACCGGCTCGCGCCACTGGCACTCAATCAGGCGCACCCGGCGGCGCTTTGCATCGATCATGATGCCGCTGCCCGCTGCGCGCAGCACGCCGTTCTTGGCGCCCGACAGCAGCTCCTCAGCCGTGTACCAGGTGTCCTCCTCCCAGTCCGACGTGCTGTAGTGCTGCGCCTCCTCCACCCCCAAGCGGATCTTGTCCGCCCGACCTGGGAACATCGCAACCGCAATGTCCTCATCCACCCAGCGCCAGCGGAACAGGTACCGCGCATCGCTCAGGTCCAGCTCGTAGCTGGCAGAGTCCCACAGCACATTGCGCCAGTCCTCGTACTTGTTGTAGAGGATTTCCTGGGTCGGGTCGTCTCGCACGCCATCGTCCACCCAGCCCACCCCGGCCTTGATGGCATCGGCAAACGCGCGCGACCGGTTGAAGTTCACCCGGTTCACGTCACTCACGTACTTCATCAGCTTCGTTTTCACGTCCGATGCCTGCACGTCATCCTCGGTGCGCGGGAAAATCTTCCAGTCCACCCGCGTGCGGCGCTCCGTGCCAATGATCCAGTCGCACATCGGCGCCACCTCGTTGAACACCAGCGCCATCTGGCCCCGGTCGCGAAGCGCCTGCGAATCCTCGGGCGACCACTGCAGGTTGTCGTAAAAGTCGGCGTCCATCGCCATTTCCATGCGGTTGGCGGCCTGCTTTTCCTTTTCGTAGTAGAACCACTCCAACAGCTTGCGCAGCGTCTTCAGCGCCACATCGCCGTCCAGGTTGTGCTGGTTCAGCACCGCCAGCTCACGACTGCTCTGTGCCACCATCTCGGCTTGCTGGCGAGCGTAAGAGTCGCCCGACACCCGGTTGCGCACCGGCCGCGCCTCGATCGCCTCAACCATAGCTGGCACCCTCTTGCTCGAAACGGATGTCCTCACCCGCCACCTGCACGCCATCGGCCATCAGCTGCATGGTGCCGAAAGAGCCGCGCACATAGTCCTTGGGCGGCGAGCTGGGCATGCGCACCAGGTCCGGCAACGCGTCAATGATCAGCGCGGCCATGCGCTGCACATTGCGCATGGAAGGCTCCAGCCCCAGCACCTCGCAGCACTTGGCGGCCTTGCGTGCCACCTGCGGCACATTCTTCGGGTCGTGGTCGTCCCAGGTGTAGGCGGCCCCCTCCATCACCACATACCAGGGCGCACCAGGGCGCAGGTGCGGCAGCAGCACCAGGGCACGCTCGTCGTTGATCCAGGTGAAGATGGCGGTGATGTCACCGTGCGTGCGGTGCGCGTGCGCTTTGCGCAGATCAAGAGATACAGGCATATCGGCCCCCAGGGTTGGAACGGGGGATAGGCTGCCATGCTTGCCTCGGAATCCAGGCAAAAAGAAGCCCGCCAGGCTTGCGGCACTGGCGGGCTGAATGGCCCCCTTTCGAGGGCCCAGGGAGGTGGGTTGATGGCGACCAGGTTCCCCCAGTCCTGCGTTTAAAAGCGCTTGACCATCAAGACTGGAGACTGTTGGGAGCCAGCCCGAAAGCCGGCAATCTCCAGACTTGATGGCCCCGTCTTTGCGGGGCGTCATGCACCTGAATGCATGACCCGTAGTATATCCGAAAAAGGATACTCAAACCGCCATAGGCGAGCCCCTGCGCACAAATCCACGGGAGCCTGCGGGCCGGCTGGCGGCAAAGCCTGTCGGGAAGATCACACCCGAATCCACCGACTGACCCCACTGCCGGAACGCGTCGGAGCCGTGGCTGTCATCGTTGTGCTCGTGCTCGTCGCCCCAGCGCCCACGGGTCTTGTCCCACTTCTTGCGGTAGCCGCTCAGGCGCTTGACGCCCTGGGCCGTGTTCGCCTCGTGGAAGTAGGCCGACGAAAAGGCGTTGCGCGTGGCCTGTATGCCCGTCTGCAGCGCCGTGATGCGCGGCACAATCTCAAACGTCTGGCCGGGCATCAGGTTTTCCAGCATCTCCTTGATCGACCGGTTCGTGTCCGGCGTCTCCCCGATACGCTTGTGGTCCGCCTCGTGCGGCAGGTAGTGCCTGCCCCACACGTGCCCCATGGTCTGCATGTGCGTCGTGTAGTGCACCAGGTCCTCACCGCTGGCCTCGTAGTAGTTGATGAATCGGTGCTCCATGCCAATCTTCTGGTGAAACCAGATACAGGTCATGTCGCCGCGGCCGATGTCCCAGAACGTGTTGACCGGCGCCGACTCGATGGGCATGCGCTGGACGATGCGCCCCTGCTTGCGCGCCAGGGCCAGCTGGGTGGCGTAGTAACAGCCCTCGGTCGACACCTGGAAGGCCTCTTCCGGGAACGATGGGTATTCCTGCCACATCAGCGGGGCCTCGCCGCCAAAGTCGTTGCGGCATGTGGTGGCGTACCAAGCGCGCTGGCCAGCCGTGAGCACCCGGCCAATCTTGGCCTCAATCTGGGTGAAGTACTCCAGCTCCGCCTCGGTGTGCTCGATCTCGTCGTCCACCGTGTAGTTCGGCTCCATCCACCAGGCGAAGAAGTGCAGCCGCCAGTCCTTCACACCCAGGCGCGTGCCCTGATCGGCCAGCGCCTGCGCCCGCTGCGTCATCGTGTAGAAGTGGCCGTCCTGCCCCTCGGCGGTGGACTCGATCACCGCCACACCCGTTTTGGGCACCGCCGGTATGGAGCCGGTCACCACCTCGCGGGCCTTGTCGGGAAACTTCGCACTGATCTTGCCGAACTCCGACACCAGCAGCCGGTGGATCGTGCCCGAGCGCATCGACGTGGCCACCCGGATGCTGGACTTGTTGTGCGCGAACTCCAGCTCGGTCGATGTGGACTTGCTCAGCGGCATCTCGGCGCGCAGCCAGTCGGGCAGCTTGTCGTAAGCAAACTTCACCTTTCCGCGAAACAGCGCCTCGGCCGCCTCCCGGTCCTGGGCCACGATGCCGCATCGGATGGGCTCCTTGCTGAACAGCGCAGTGTCAAGCCACAGGATGCAGATGAGCGTCGTGAAGCCCAATTGCCGGGCTTTCAAAATAATATTGCGCGTGTGCAGCCGCGCCAACAGGCGGCGCTGGGCACGGTTGGGCTTGAAGGTGACCACCAGGCCCTCGTCGTCACCGTCATCGCCTTTTGTGACAATGCTGTAGAGGTTGCTGAGCCTCCACATCGGGTCATTGAGCAGCGGGCGCACCCGCTCCATTTCGGCCTGGTCTTCGGGGGTCATCTGCTGTTTGCCTGCTGTTTCACCACGGCCGCCTCATCAGCCAAGAAAGTGGCCGCCTCGCGCGCCCACTCTGCCCATGCCAGGCCGGGGGTGGGCCCGGTGCCGCTGATCTCAAACATTCGCACGCGGGAACTGCAGCAGAACCCACGCCCACTCCTGAGCCTGGCGATGTGTGGTTTTGACAGGGGGAATGCGCCTGGCAACTTCGAGCCGACTCTAACCATGATTCGCCTTGTCCCAGCGCTGGCGCCAGTCGATATAGGCATCGCGCGCGCAGTAGCCGAAGCCGGCCACCCGGCTGCGTGGGTGCCCCGGGGTGCCGGTGCTGTAGCAGCCCCAAATACCGAACTTGCGGCTTAGCCGCGGCTTGGGGCGCAGGTCAGTCTCGCGCACCCCCGTGACCGTTCGCATGTCGGCCACTGCCTGGCGCATGATGTGGCCCTGTGCGGCCTGGATCTCGGGCAGGCCTCCCCATTTGAATATGGGCATGTCAGTGCCCTCCCACGCCGCGGGCCAGCACCTGGCGCAGCACACTGGCGAGCTCGTCGCGGTTGCGCAGGAACTCGCTGGGCGTACGAGCCTGGCCGTAGGGTGGCATGAGCCAGGTCTTGAGCGCCTTGTCACGGGCGATGATGCAGTAGCCCTCTGCCTCAGCGATACACAAGCGCTTGAACTCCAGCCGGAACGTATTAAACACCTGCGGTCGGTCCACATCCATCACGCTCAGGCCGGTCAAGCCTTCGTAGGCTTGCACCTCAACAACCCCGATATGCAAACCGACCTTCAGCGCACCTTCCGGCAGATCAATGATGGTCAGCGGGTTTAAATTTGGCTCGTAGATCACGACGTTCATAGGCCACCACTCGAAACGGCAACGACGGGATCTACGGCCACCTGGGGGCACGCGTGCGTGAAGTGCTCGGCCAGGTGCTCGAACAGCGCGGCCTTGCTGGGAAAAACGTGCGGTTTTTGCACGGCATAGTTCGACATTTCGCGTCTCGGATAGCGGGCCTCGGTGTCAAAGCTGAACGTCAGCAGGTAGCCGTTCTCGACCTGCTCAATCGTCACAGGCGCAGGATGGCCAGGTGCGTTTTCAGGGTTCGTCTTCGTCATCGTCATCTCCATTTACAGGGGTTTCAGGTTCTTCCTCACGCACAGGCCCAATCACGTTGCCGCTCAGCCCAGCCAGCAAGGCAGCAATGCCGCCGGTTTTCTGGTTGTTGTCGCGCTCGTAAATGCCGTAGTGCTTCGCCAGCTTCTCCAGCGCAGCGTCTTTGCTGTGCATCGCCACCTCAATGCCGTACTTCGTCGCCTTGGCTCCGGCGTAGAGCGCCAGCGCAGAAGGGGAAAGGCGGCTGGTGTCCTTGAGCACCGTGCGGGCCTCGCCATCACCACCGCAGGCCGTGCACTCAGCGTGTGGAGGCGTCAATGGGTTAAATCCGATCCCGCCCAGGTTGTCGAAGTCGGCCATGCTGTTGCCCTTTGCGGTCCAGCTGGCCATGTCGGCATTCATCTCGCCCACGCTGCGCTGGTACTTAAAGCCCTCGCCGTGACAGTGGCGGCAGCACCCCACCTTGATCTCCACCAGCTCGCGCGGGTCGGCAAACGCGATGCGGCCCAGTTCGGCGATCACGCGCTCGGGTGTCACGTTGGTCGTTTGGGCGACTTCGCGGCGGCGCATATCGATAGCGGCCTGGATTTCTGCTTTTTGAAGCAGTTTGAAACCGTGGGCGCCAGCGCTCTTGGCGCTGTAGCCGGCTCGAATGGCCGCCTGAGTGGCGTTCAGGTCCACCAGGTACTCGTTGACGAAGGCGAGCATCTTCGGGTTGGGCGCGCCAGGCACGCGCTTGGCAGGCACGTGCTTCTTGCGGAGCGGCTTCTTTGCAGTCAAGCAAGAACCCCTTCGGGCATGCCCACGGGCAAACCAACCAGTCGCACCATCTCGTCCACAGCGTCATCACCCGGGTCGCGGATCGGGCGCAGGTATTTGTCCTGCATCACGTCAAAATAAACCCGATCACCGTCCAGGAACAGCACCCCTTTGCGCGAAGCAGTACCGCGCATGGTGAAGCGCACCGGATGCTCCAGGGCCCAACCAATCTCACCGTCAATCAGCACGGGCGGCTCGTTTTTCAGCGTGACGATGCGGTCGCGGGCATCGCGCAGCATGTCGGGAAGGCCGACGAGGCGGGCCAGGTCGCCGGGTTTGCAGTTCATTTGTAGATGTCCTTGATGGTCTTGGCGATGACGGTCAGACGGCGCGTGCTGGGCTCTTCCTGCACGGCCCACAGGGTTGCAGGGCCATCCGCAGCGGTTTTGAAGGCGGCGAAAACCTCATGCTCGAACACCTTTTGCATGAACCCGCGGGCCATCTTCTCCACTTCCATTTCGATGGACAGGGGCAGAGGCGGAAAGTCGGCGCTCTCAGACCGGTACAGCTGCGCAAACTCGGCCTGGCTGATGTTGCGAGTGAAAAAGACCGCAGGCGGGATCGCGGGTTGGGCTGGGCCAGCGTCTTCGGATTTGCAGTTCATGGGTTTTGCTCCTCGTGGTTTGATCGTGTGAGTTTCATTGCGTCATCTCCCAGCGCGGGTAGATAAGCACTTTCACATCGAGCTCTGCAGTCTCTACGTCAGTCCTGTGGCGACTGACCATCTTCATGCCCTTTGTGAGCCACTTCAGCCCGTATTCCACGCTGCTTGGCGCCAACCGAACTCCCATCCTGCGCAGAAGGGCGCGGTCGGGGCGCGCCTGCTTGGCTTTGAACCTACGGCCAACAGGGCGGATTTCGATCAGCAGATCCAGGTCGTTGGGGTTCTGTGATCCCTTGACCGTGGAGCCAAAGACCCACACACGGGAGATACGCGCGGCTTCGCTATTGCACAGCGGCGTTGCCAGCAGGCCATTAACCGAATGCAGGCGTCGGGCCACCTCGCGGGCGTATTTGTTGGCGGTTGCCAGCTTCATGCAGCCTCCGTAAACAGGTCGGCGTCTGCCTTCTGGGTCTTGTTGTTCAGGTTGACCACGTAACCGGCAATGCCTGAACGCTTCAGCGCATTGGAGTTTTTCTCGCCGTAGGCAATCAGCACAGAAGGTGCTCCAGCCGTCCCAGCGGTCCTGCCACCCGGCAGCCGGAACTTGATTCGGCCGGCCATGAAAAGCATTGCGTCTGCGCGCTTCCAGCAGAACTCCTGAAACGTCTTGGTCTCAGTGCGAGCGAATATCAGCGCAATGCCATCCCCATGTTCAGCCATGCGGCGTAAGAACTTTTCAGCGTGCGGGCCGTACGGCGGGTTGCACCACACACGGCCAACCCAAACCCGGGCAAGCCCATCGTCTTCAATCGTGAATTGCTTCGTAGCGGTGCGCCATGGCTGGTACTGGCTCGCGCATGGGTCCATGTCGAATTGACCAAGGGCGGCCAGAAGATCGGGCGGCGTAAGCCAATCGTGCGTGGTGGCGGTTGCACCATCCCCGCCTGTTTCAAAATTGACGTTCATTTGATCCTCTTCGGAAGGTTTGCCGGCCACAGGGCAGCAGTTTCGATGGCTTCGCGGGTCATTGCGGCCCAGATGCGGCCCTGCTCCACGTGCGCATCGCGCCCACCAGGCAGCAGACGGTATTGATCGAAGCGGGTGTGGCAACCCTCGGCGCCAGGCTCGTCGCAGCAAAGTGGCATGGCGCGGCGGTCGTCCAGCTTCAAGCCCTTGCCCTTGTGCTCGTTTTCGTGAGCGTGCTGGCTGCGGCTGGCCTTGCCGCAATGGATGCAGTCCATCAAAGCAACAAGGCGCCGGTAGGCCTCGCTGCGCACAGCGGCATCCTTCGGGATGGCCGATACCGCGATTCCGATGTCGGCATCCATGCGGGCGCTGCGGCGCAGGTGCTCGGGTATCGGGCTCGGGTAGGTGCGCACGCGCTCAGGGCGCTGGCGGGCGAAAGCAGAGCGTTTGAGCATCACGCGTCCTGCCCAGACAGCAGGCGCTGGGCCTGCTCGTTGCGCATCTTCAGGTCCACCAGCTCGTGCAGCTGATCCGTGTAGGCGTGCCGGGCCTTCTGTTGCTCGTGGTGTGCCTCTTGGACCAAGGCCTCCAGGCGCTCAATCTTGCGCAGCAGCGCGTTGTAGCTCGGTTTGCGCTCGCTCACTTATGAACCTCACGAATCTCAACCCCGTGCACGTGCTTCATCAAACGGGCCTTCAGGCGGTAGACCGGCGTGGACATGCCCTTCACGTCCTCAACCACCGTTTTGCCCTTGTCCAGATAGACGAAATCCGCCACATAGGCCACCGCGCGCACGGCCTTTCCCTCGCTGTCTTTGCCCTTGGGCACCAGCTCGTAGCGCACCTGGCGCTGCAACTGCGTGATCAGTCCCGCCTTTTCCAGGGCCTTC